CCCGTTCCCGAAATCAGTTACCGTTGATTGATTATCCAAATATTCTGCACCCGGTGGGATAGCATTACTACCATCCGAAACGGATGAAAGCTTAAACGGGTGATTGGAGTTTTGCACCAATCCGTATTCAAACGTATACGTGTTGCCGTATTGTAACTCGAGTGTTGGCTGTTGTTCCCCGTTTATGAAATATTTACCATTCTGTACAGTTACGTTAAAGTGAGTATTATTAGGCGAAGATTGTGTGAGCAAATTGGGTAAATTGTGAATACACTTGCCAATATCGCTGAGCTGAATTTCTATTTCACATTCCTGTTTCGTTAAGGCGCAAAGCGGAATCGCAAGCTCTGGATTGTTGTGAAAATAGAATGGTATATCCACTACATAACTCGTCGATGTAGTCGCGAGTGGTAAGTATTCATCGATAGACGCGTGACGTACCGGGAGTCCAGATGATTCATCGGGACATTTACCGATCAGTTTAGCTAAGTTATTTTGTTTCGTCTGTGTGATGTAATGTTCACTGTAAATCTGTAACCAATCTCTGGGAATTCTCGGTATGAGCTGTCCACCTATAGTGAGATCTACGTGTTGAAAAATTGCATGTCCGATGGATTCTACGTATCGGAAGTTCACACCGTCGTTATTTTCTAAAGGTGGTAACGTAAAATGTACCCGAACCGCCTTTATTAGATCACCTGCGTTCGCTGGTATCGTACATTTAACAGCGCCTCCATATTCTAGTCGACCATGTAAATCATGAGTCAAGTCATACGTCGAAAAGTTCGTATGCCTTTTGAACTGTTTTATGAAATGCGTGTATTCAGGATTCTCCGTGAAGTAAGCATCCTGAGTACCCGTGGTGGCAAGTTGTACCCGTCCTGCCATTTCTACTATAACACGTTAAAATTTTAAACCCGCTAATCCTCCCTCAACATGTAAAACATTGTAATTTAGAGCATAAATCGAAAGGTTTATGTTTCCCACAGTGGATATTTCATCCAATTCTACGTCTAATTTCTTATGGATGATACGACTCATATTCAATTGACCGGTTGGATAATACAGCTCTGGTTTTAATGCGAATGAATACATGTAGAATTCATACCCCGGGTCTGGGCATCCGGTATGGTGTAATAGGGACTGTTCGTATGCAAGGTATGTACCCGTGTGATCAAACATTATCTTTCCATTACATTCGAGTCGAATGTTTTTTACGAAGCGATAATCGGATCTTTTACCCGTGATATGAGCAGAAAATTCCTGGTCAGAAGATGTTGTGTTTAATAAACGGTTTTCAACCACCTTACACGTGTACACCACAACTTTTCCACTCTGACTTCTAGCTAAACCAGAACCTGCAACTATGACATTTCCATCACTGGACATCGATACATTTCGTCCCATCATATCACCACTTCCGTTGTATTCTCCTCCTTCGATAGTCGAAAATACCTGATTCCAAGTTCCACCAGTTTCTTCGTATACTTTTACGACACCCCTGTCATTACTCGCTGCCGTTGGACCACCGATTATAACACGTTTACCATTAGATGATAATGACACACTAAACCCAAATATATCGTGTGAACTGTCTCCCTCTAAATCAGATCCAATTTGATTCCAGTTAGGTGGACTACCTGAATATTCATAAATACGAACGTATCCGCGACTCGTCGAATTAAGATATGCACCTACAGCGATACGATTTCCGTTAGAAGACATGGAAGATGCGTATCCAAATCTATCACCACTAGCTTTTCCCGAAATTTGTGAACCCATGAAATACCAGCCGTTGCCGACCGCCATCCCGTGTCCGGCGGATTCTATATAAGTTCTTACATAACCATTACCAGTCTGATACTGATCAGAACCTACGACTAATCGTGTACCATCGGAATTCAGAGAAACAGACGAACCAAAATGGTCATTGGAATTCGGACCCATTATTTCGAGCAATTGTGTTCCAGAATCTATATCATAAACACGAATATATCCCATATTATTACCATAATATGGCGCACCGGCCGCAACGCGTTTACCATCTGATGATATAGAAATTACTCTCCCGAATTGATCAAGGGGTGGGGCATGGTGGCCGATCTTTTCGAGTATTTTGTTCCAAGTAGAGCCCGAGTATTCATACACCTTTATCACACAGGGTGCATTCCAAGCTGCACCTACGGCTACTCGCATACCATCCGAAGATATAGAGATTGATTGTCCAAACCTCTCGTTTGAAGCACCTGGAATTGATGATCCCACTTGAGTCCATTGACCGTCTATGTTATCATACACACGCACTTCACCATCATTACTATTGTGATTCATAGCTCCTACAGCTATACGTTTTCCATCTGCAGTCATAGCAACCGACGATCCAAATGATTCACCTCCTGTACCATTTAGATCGGTTCCTATTTGGTACCATTCTACTTGATATGGATTTTCAGTGTATTCTTCTTTCGCTAGGAAGAATAACTCTTTCACCGGATTTGTAAACTTTAATAACGCCGATTTCTTAGATTCGTTAGGTTTAAATTGCATGGTCGATAACTGCTGCTGTGTTATGAGATACTCCATGGGTCGTGTGAGTAAAAAGTTAATTTCGTCTCGAGTAATGAAGTAGAAATCTGTGATGATAGACGCCTCGACGATAGATCCTATATTCGTTTTAGTACGTGCCATATTTCCGCTACGCTCTTCGTATCTAAACGTCACGTCGTCATCTGCATCTCTGAACTTTACATGTATTTCTATTAATTGTCGAGTAATAGCACATATGGGTATGGCTAGGCTAGGGTTTCTAAAAAAGTAAAATGGTAAGTTTAGATAAAACGTTTTTGGTGTGTTGACGATTTGTATCTGATTATTGTGACCATTCATGTAGTAAAGAGTCGTGTTCGCGTCATCCTTGTTGCTATGGAGTTGGTTATATAAGTCTATGTAATCACCAGTCAGTCGCTGAATGGTTTGACCACCTATTACCAAATCGACGTATTGTATGACACTCGTGGAAGGTGAAGTATTATACAGATTTCCGGGGGCGGTTACGTTTGGTAACTCTCCCAGGGTAAGTTTAAGGATCACACTTCTGAGTAGATCACCGACGTTATTTGGAACACGGGCTATAGCATTCCCACCCAGTGATACAGTCCCAGTGAGAGGAATATTAACCGCTTCTGTAGAAAATCGGGTATGTCGTTTATAGATGGACGAAAAGTACGAAATTTTCGGTTCCCCGGTAAGCCATTGATCCTGGATACCGGTGACAGCGAGGCGTAAACGTCCAGCCATTCTTAATACATGTGAGTAAAATTTTATCAAATAAAAGAATGCGATATTATAGATGGATTTACGATTGAGAAAATTCAACCCAGCCAAGATGGCCGATGATAAGGTTTGTGTATTCATAGGAAAACGTAACACGGGTAAATCGACCCTCGTGACTGACATTTTATGGTACAAGAAACATTTACCAGCGGGTATCGTTTTATCGGCTACTGAGGAAGGTAATCATTATTATCAACAGTACATACCTGACCTGTTCATATATGGCGACTATGACAGGGAGGCGATCGAGCGTGTGATGGACCGTCAAAGAAAGCTTGTAGGTGCCGGTAAGACGAATTGTGGAGCCTTTCTCCTATTGGATGATTGTATGTACGACAATAAGTTCATGCGCGACACCTGTATCAGACAGTGTTTTATGAATGGTCGTCACTGGAAGATTTTTTTCATGCTGACTATGCAGTATTGCATGGATTTGCCACCAGCTCTTCGCGCGAACGTTGATTATGTTTTTGTCTTACGAGAGAATATCATCCAGAACCGAGAGAAACTTTACAAGTCGTTCTTTGGTATCTTTCCGTCGTTCGACATGTTCAATAAGGTTATGGATGCCTGCACCGAGAATTACGAGTGTATCGTCTTAGATAATACCAGTAAGAGTAATCGTATCGAGGATTGTGTCTTTTGGTACAAGGCTAAGCTTCATAAGAACTTCAAGGTTGGTGCACCAGAGTATTGGCATGCACATAAGAAAATGTTCAACCCCAAAAAGAGTACAGTGAACAGGATAGATCCCAAGGTTGCCAAGAAATCGGCTCTTAAGATTACCAAGACGAGATAATTTTGTGTATTTACAGTAAGATGCCCACACCTAGATCGGGTACGTCTATGAACGTAAATCAGGGAAACAGAAATGTTGAAAACTACCTGTTCAAGAGAAATGTCATGAACGTAAATTCAGTCGGTACGGGTATGTTGGGTAAGCGAAGACGTGTTCCAACAAACTATACACCCGTTGCGAATAGTGCCAAACGAAGGGATTTGGAGATGGTAGCGAAAGTTGTTCGCGTGTCGAATACAAAAGCAACTATACAACTTCCTAAGCGTGTCATAAAAGAGCTACGTGCAATAAACGATATGTCCACCCTTAAAAGATGGGAGTATGGAGGAAAAATAGATTTTGTATCCGACGGAAGTACGGTCAAGTTTAACGTTCCGACACGATTTACGTCGCAACAAAGAACGCAAGTGAACGGGCATATTACGGGAATATTTAGAAATTCATACATTTCGTATCACACACACCCCGGTATATCGACCGCTAAAGGCGATTCACCTTTACCCTCGATTACTCGAAACGTGTACGTGACACTCCCAAGTGGAGCGGATTTAGAAGCGTATATTAAGGGATATCCGGGTATGCAAGCAAATATCATCTCGGACAGGCATGGATATTACGTTATTGATATTATTTAGTCCGCTGAAAGAGGCCAACGACCTGTCCCTGCGACGGTGAATAGACATATGGAATGGGTTCGTATGCAACCCTTTTTCCGATCTAGGGTATTTGGAGAAGATGGCGGGGAATACTTTGCTACTACGTTAAGAGACTGGAAAGGGGCTATTAACGGAGAGTTGAATACACACATGAAACGTGTATTCGGTATTTCTATAAAATATTATACGTACAGTGAAGAACCAGCTACAATCACTGTGAGTCGTGTCGATGATACCACCGGGCGATAGAATCTTCTAGTTCATCAACCTCATACCACGCAGAATGACACTCATTAGAGTTTTTATCTGCCGAACATATTTCTTCGGCTTCCTCTATGGCTTCCTTGAATCGTAGATGAAGACGCAAATTCTCAGGAACTGGTTTATTCGGTTTAATTTTGATAGGTTGTTTTTCGTATATCTCGTTTAGAACATTCTTCCTGGTCTTTTCCAGTCTATATTTGTATGAATCGTTAGAAGAATATGCTCGGATATACATACTATAATCGAGCACTATTTTTTTAACTAGGGTTAAAGACTAGAAACAATTGTCCCATATAATGGCGTACGATTCTCCGGAATGCAATTTTAGATACAAGGTTTCTTCTTTGGAAAAGGTCGTTGACGGGGATACGATCGACGTCTGTATAGATTTAGGTTTCGACGTGTGCACGAAACAACGAGTTCGTCTTCTAGGCATCGATACACCCGAGTCGCGTACCTCTGATAAGGTTGAAAAGGTGTTCGGTCTCATGTCTAAGAAGAAGCTCAAAGAGTGGTGCATGAAAGCCGTCGCCTCGGAGAAGGACGATATCGAGATCGAACTTCGTTGCCCTGAACGCGATTCGCGTGGCAAGTTTGGTCGTATTCTCGCAGAAGTATGGGTGTGCGAAGATGGTCAATGGACCAATGTAAATAAGTGGATGTGTGATGAAGGTTTTGCAGTTCCATACGTAGGACAAAATAAGGCGGACGTTGAGAAGTTGCATCTCACGAATCGCAAGCGACTCATGGATCACGTGAAAGAAAACGCGTTATACCCAGAGATTCTGAATTCCGTAATCGGACCAGTTGACTAAATATAACGTGCAATATTAAAAAATCACCATTCGCCCCCGTAGCTTAGTTGGTAGAGCGTCGGCTTTG